GGGCGGCACGCTCTCACCGACGTGCACCGTCAACAGCGCGACAGGGCAGGTGAAGGTGCTCTTCTCGGTCGCGGTCACGGGCGAGCTGCTCGCGGTGGAGGTCTGAGATGGCACGCAACCTCGAAGCGGTGCTGATCCCCGCGGACGCCACGCCCTCGACGATGCTCGGCCTCGACGCCACGGGCGCCCCCGAGGCCCTCTCCGCGGCCGATGCGCGCACACGCATGGGCGTTGACCTCCTGCGCTGGCGTGGTGCATGGGACGTGGGCACGGCCTACGTCGCGGGCGATGGCGTCACCAGCGGCGGCTCGACGTGGCGCGCGCTGCAGGCCGTCACGGGTGGCAGCGCCCCGAGCGAGGGCGCGACGTGGACGGTGACGGCCGCGAAGGGCGCGACGGGCGACACCGGCCCGTCGGGTGACGCGCTGGCGTGGCAAGGCGCGTGGTCGTCGGGCACCACCTACGCCACGGGCGACACGGTCACGTCGGGCGGATCGACGTGGCGCGCGGTGCGGTCGGTGTCGAGCGGTGGCAGCGCACCGACGGCGGGCGCCGATTGGGCCGTGGTGGCGGCGAAGGGCGACACCGGCGCGACGGGCCCCGAAGGGCCGGAGGGCCCCGAAGGGCCGCCCGGGAGCGGTACCACCTACACGATCGACTGGACGACGGGCACCGCCACGAACGGCAACGGCACCGCGACCATCACCTCGTCGACCGTCGTGACGCTGTCCATGGCGTCCGGGGCTACAGCGGGATACGCGAGCGGCACGTACACGGCGCCGAGGGTCCGTATCCCGATGCCTTCGGGCGTCACGAAGACGGCGTTCCGCGTAACGCTGCGCCTCGCGTCGTTCACGAATAAGACCGGCACCACGACGCCGTGCATCCTGCTGGAGAGCACGGGCGCAGCGGCTTCGAAGTTCGGCCTCTACCTCGCGGGCACCACGATCGGCTCGCAGAACTTCGTCAGCGCCGCGGGCATTACGAGCGGCACGCCCGCGTCCCCGCCCCTCTACGACGGCGATGACTGGGTGCAACTCACCGTGCGCGGCGGGGTGTTGTCGTTCGCGTTCGCTCGCGGCACAGGGGGCGCGCGCCCGGCCTCGACCGCGTTCCGATCGTGCGGCGCGATCCTCGCCGCGCCGCCCTTCGACGCCGTCGGGTGGGACGTGGTCGTGCTCATGGCGCAGTCGTCCGCGCCGCCCTCCACGGTGACCATGACGTACGACTCCTGCGACGTGGAGACCCTCTGATGAGCCCCGCAGACCACGTCCTCTACTACCTCCCGCGCCCGATGAGCGCAGACCTCGAACGCTGCGTCGCGCACGTCGCCGATGTGATCGACGCCGACACGGTCACCCTCGACGTGTCGCGCCCCGGCATGGCCACGGAGCGCTTCGAGTCGGTGCCGCGCTGCGACGCCGCGACCCCCACCGCGGGGCACTGGTCGACGATTCCCTAGTCACCCACGCGCCGCATAGGGCGGCGCCTTTCACGGAGCCAACACCATGCCTCAAGACCTCAAAGCACTCCAGGTACCGCAGAGCACCGGCAAGGCCGACTCGTCGCAGATCGACCTCACCGCGGCCTTCAACTTCACAGGCACCCTCCAGAAGTCGGGCACCAACCTCGCCACCACGAGCGACGTGACCACGGGCGCGCAGAGCGAAGCCAACCTCCGCACCGCGTCGGGCTCGCTGAGCGCGTCCCTCTCGGTGAACTCGCAGAAGATCACCAACCTCCTCACGCCCTCCGACGCCACCGACGCGGCAACGAAGGCCTACGTGGACAGCGTCGCCGCGGGCCTCGACGTGAAGCCCTCCGTCGCCGCCGCTTCGACGGCGAACCTCACCCTGAGCGGGGAGCAGACCATCGACGGCGTGTCCGTCGTCGCGGGCAACCGCGTGCTGGTCAAGGACCAGAGCACCGCGTCGCAGAACGGCATCTACGTCGCCGCCGCGGGCTCGTGGGCGCGCGCCGCCGACATGGCCGCGGCCTCGAACGCCGCGGGGGCCTTCACCTTCGTCGAAGCTGGCACCGTCGCCGCGGGCCGCGGCTATGTCGTCTCGTCGGGCGCCGTCGTGGGCACCGACGCCCTCGTGTGGACGCAGTTTTCGGGTGGCGCGAGCTACACGGCGGGTGACGGCATCGCCATTTCGGGCGGCTCCATCGCCGTCGATCTCGCCACCGATCCCGGGCTCGAGATCAGCGGCGGCAAGCTCCGCGCGAAGGTGGACTCGTCGGGCGTCATCACCCGCGCCGCCGGTGGCCTCAACGTTCAGGCCGCGAGCGCGAGTCAGAACGGCTACCAGAACGCGACGCAGTTCGGCCTCACCAGCTCGCTCGGTGCGATGGGCTCGCGCGCCACCCTCACCACGACGGACGCCACGCCGGAGACGATCTCGCTTCCGGCTCTCTCGACCTCGAGCCTGCGCCGCGTGGCGGTGTGGGTCGCGGTGAAGAACACGAGCGACCTCGCGAAGAGCCTCTACCGCGAGATCACCTTCATCGCGCGCCGCGGCTCGTCGGGCAACAGCGTGCTGGTCGGAAGCGTCGTGAGCGGCGAGCTCGCCGACAACAACGGCAGCGCCGACCCGAGCGGCATGGGCGCCATCTCGCTCGCCTACACCGTCGGCAGCGGCGGCAGCGACTCGCTCACCTTCACCGGCATCGCCGCCACCAACCTCTCGACGGACTACGGCCTCCTCATCTCGACCATCTGATCCACCCCGACGAGCCCGGCGTCGCGTGGCGCTGGGCCGTCTTCCCTCGAAGGAACGCGCCCGTGAGCCTACCCAGCACCCGGAGACCTCGATTGAGCCCCACACCCCGCCCCCGCGTCCTCGTCGTCGACGACGACGCAGCCGCCCGCCTCTCACTCGTCTCGCCTCTGCGCGAGAGCGGCCACGACGTCACCGAGGCCGACACCGTCGCGGGAGCTCTCGCGGCGCTCGCGGGCGCGACGCCCACGGCGTGCGTGCTCGACCTCTCGCTCGACAGCGACGCAGCGCCGCTGCACGCCGCGCTCACGTCGCGGAGCGTGCCCACGCTGCTCGTGAGCGGGCGCGCGCCCGAGTCGCTCCCGGCCGTGGCAGACCCGCGCGGGTGGGCGTATCTGGCGAAGCCCGTCGCGCACGAGGCGCTGCTCGCAGGCGTCGCCGCGCTACTCCCGCCGCCGGCGCCGAGCACGTCGCCCGCGCCTGAGTCGCTCGGCGCCCGCGCCCTCGCGACGATCATCGACGGCCTGGCGCTCGCGATCCTCGGCGGCGTGCTGCTGATCGTGCGCCCCGCCTCGGAGTGGATCCAGGGCGGGTGCATCGCGGGCATCCTCCTCCTCGCGGGAGTCAGGGTCGCGGACATCGTCGCCGCCGCCCGTGGCCTCCCGGTGCGCGGCGGGCCCGGCGCCCTCGTGCTGGCCGTCGGTGGCGCCCTCGCGGCGCGCCTGGGCGGTGCATCGTGAGGCGCGCGATGCGTACCGCGTGGCGCGTCTACGTGGCGCTGCTCGCGGTGGCCGTGATCGCGGCGACAGGTGAGGGCTGCGACGGCGGCGCACCCGTCGAGATCGTGAGGGCGGCGTGAAGCGCGCGGGCTGGCTCACGTGGCTGGTGTGCGCGCTGCTCTACCCGCTCGCGTGCTTCGTCGCGTGGGCGCTGCGCCCGTCGCACCGGCCCGGGCCGTGGCGACCGCGTGCGCGCGGCGTGTGGCTGGTGTGCCTCGCGGTGCTGCTCGCCACGGGGTGCGTGGGCGGCGCCGTCGGTGCGGCGGGTGGGATCGCGAAGATCCTCGCGACCTGGGACGTGATCTGCCCCGCGGGGCGCGAGGTGATCGTGGCCGCGGCCTCGGTGGCGCGCGCCCAGCTCGCCGACGCGGGCCCGGTCGACGCGTCGACGTCGGCCGACAACGACGGAGCGGCAGGCGCCGCAGAAAGAGACGACCGATGATCGACGTGACGGCGTTCGTGGGCTGGGGCACTGAGCTCTGGCGCATCGCGCAGGCGTTCGCTGCGGGGTGGTGGTGAGCTCGCGGTCTGCGCGCACGGGGCACCCGCGCGCCTACGCGCGCGAGAAGCTCCCGCGCCTCTTGGAGCGATGGAACCGCACCCTCGGCGCCGAGCTGCGGCGTCAGGTGCCGATCGCGTGGCCGGGCGTGCCTGCGATGGTGTTCCTCGGGTTCACCGCGTTCGCCTCGCGCGACGAGAACACGGGCGAGGCCACCGACCCGAAGCGCCGCGCGCCCTTCGATGAGGTGGGGTACTTCCAAACGGAGCGCCGCCGGCCGTTCAGCCTCGACCCCGAGGCGGACTACAACGCGTGGGTGAAGCTCGCGCCGTCGGAGCTCGTGGTGAAGCTCCTCGGGCGCCCGGCCACACTCGACCCCGAGGGGTGGCGCGGGGAGCGCGGCGTGCCGGACCAGGTGGCCGTGGGCCTCGCGAACCTCCGCCGTCACCTCGAGAACGCGCGCCGCAAGCTCCCCACGAGCCTCGACCCCATCGACGAATCGAGCACGTGGGCGGTGCTCCTCGCCTTCACCGCGTTCTCGCGCGGGGCCGGTGGCCTGTGGTCGCGCATGGCGCCTTACGCGGACCAGCTCGCGGCAGTCCCCGAGCACGAACGGTGGCGCGCCTGGGAGCTCCTCGTGGCCGACGATGCGCGCGCCGCGACGGGGCGCGAGGGCCCCGCGTACGGGATCATTCGCACGCGCCAGAAACACGACAGCGGGCGACTCGCGGCGTGGAAGCTCGGACAGGAAACCGCGTGGTTCCTCGCGCCAGAGGGCGCGCTGGACGACCGCCTCGCGCGCGCCGCCTACGGAGGATGATGAGATGGACGACCCCTACAAACGCCCCTCGGGGCGCTGTGCCCGCGTCATCGACTCGGCGCGCTACGCCGCGGGCTTCGCCATGGTGGGCGCGGCCTCGGTGGTGGGCATCGCCGCTCTTGGGTTCTGCGTCGCGGCGGTGATGACGGCGACCCTCGTGTCGCCCCGCGCCGCGCGAACGCTCATGTACTGACGCGCTGGATACCCAGCGATTGCGCCGAAATGCGGCGGGTGCGGCTACTGTGCTTGCGTTCAGTGGTGCGCGGCGCGACCATGGCGATATGCCACACCGCGAATCCGACCCGCCGCGGCCCATCACCGGCGTGCACGCGCGCGCCGACGCCCCAGCCAACGACAACGCGTTGCCCCACGTCGCGCGGGCGAACGTCATCGTGGCCATCCTCGCCGACGACCTCGACGCCGCCGCGGCCGACGCGAGCCCCGACATCGCGCGCGTGATGCGCTGCGCGGCAACCGACGCGCGGCGGGTGCAGCGCGCGCTCGCGCTGGCGCTGCGCGATCTGGCCAGCGCGCGTTAGACGCCCTCGGAGAGCACGCGCGCCAGGATCGCCACGGGCGTCATGGGGCGCCCGTCGGCAGAGAGCGCCGCGGCCGCGTCGAGCATCGCCTTCGCGAGCTTGTCGACGTCGCGCGCGTGCAGCTCGCCCGCCTCGCGCGCGGCGTCGCGGGCCGCGTCGAAGACGGCCGGTTGATAGCGGTCCGGGTGCATCGCGCGAAAGAGCGCGATCTCCAGCGCGCCCGACGACGTGGCGCGCGGCGTCGGCGCCGACGAGCTCGTGCGCGTGAGGCGCGAGATGGGCACGCCAAACGCGGCCGCGAGGGCCTCCACGTCGGCGAGCTTGGGCTTCGCGATCGTCGCGCGCTTGAGGCGCGAGATGGTGCCCTGCGAGACGCCGCTTCGCTCCGCAAGGGCCTCCTGCGACCACGAGCGCTCCGTCATGAGGTCGGCGAGGGACTTCGCCAACGCCAGCGCGGCGGGCGTCGGGTCGGGCGTCGTTTCCTTCGTCACGGACAGCATTCTAATGGCCTCTCCATCCAATTTTGATTGGAAAGCGCGCGCGTCAAGCCGGGCGCTCACTCAAAATCGTTGCGGCTTTAACCGTTATTGGTTAAACGTTTCGCATGGATCGAGCCAAGCGAAACAAGAACGGTCTCCGTGCGGCTCGCACGGCGCGCGGATGGAGCCAAGACGCTCTTGCCGACGCCGCGAACGTGCGGCAGGCGCGCGTTTCTCGCCTCGAACAAGGGGTTCCGCCTGTGGCGGTGCTGAATGCTCTGCGCATCGCGCGGGCGCTCAACACCACCGTGGAGGACCTGTTCGGCGAGTGCGTGCCGCGGACTGGCGTTCACACTTCGAAGCGTGAACGTTTGGAAGGTTCGACCGCTAACGTTTAGCGGTCGGTGGCAGGAAAACCCCAACGCGACGGCTCAGGCGCCAACCACGCGCCGCCGCGAAGGGACCCGTGCGCCCGGGGGATGGGCGCGGACGGACGACGATCATGACGAACAACGGACAGCAGATCAACCTCAGCGCCGCCGACGCCCTCGCGCTCGTGCGGTGGGCCATCATCGGCGCGTGCGTCGGCGCGCGCGCGCACGCCGCGGCGATGCTCGCGACTCTCGCGACGGAGCCTGGGCACTGGCGCGCCATCGCCCGCGACCTCGACGCGAAGTACACGCACGCGTGGTCGTGGAGCGAGTTCGCCGAGGCCGCGCGACGCCTCGCGAACGGCGACGCCGAGGGCGCGTGCGCCGCGCTCGCCGAGGCCGAAGGCATCTCGACGCCCGAGTGGGTAGCCGGTGCGCTCGCGCAGCGTGCTGCGGAAGGGGCGGTGGCGTGATGCTCACCGACCAGCACACCGACCCGACGTGCGCGGCCTGCGGGGCGACGCACCAGAACAGCACCCTCTGCGACGAGTGCGCGCGCCGCGCGGCCGTGGCGCTCTCGCACGACGCGAAGCACGTCTGCAACGACTGCGAATACCTGGGGCACATCTCGGTGAGCCTCGTGCGCACGTCGCTCGTCGTCGGTCACCTCCCCGAAGTCCGCTACGCGGCCGTCGAGATGGAAGGTGTGCTGTGATCGACGCCGCATCCCTCGACGTGCTCGAGCGCGTCACCAAGCGCCTCTTCGCCGCGAAGGTCTTCGCGAAGGACGTCACCACCGAAGACCAGGCCTTCGCGGTGATCCTCACCGGCGCCGAGATGGGCTTCGAGCCCGCCACGAGCGCGCGGACCATCAGCATCCTGCACGGGAAGGTGTTCCCGGGTGCAGCCGCGATCGAAGCCGCGTGCGTGCGCCGCGCCGACGTCTGCAAGTACTTCCGCTGCGTCGAAACCACGGCGGCGCTGGCCATCTACGAGACGGTGCGCGTCGGCGACGACCGTCCGCGCCGCATGTCCTACACCATGCAGATGGCCGAGCGCGGCGGGGCCGCGCAGAAGAACGGCACCTACCGCGCGCACCCCGAGGCGATGCTCCGCGCGCGCTGCGCGACGGCGCTCGCGCGGTCGGTGTACCCCGACCTCGTCGCCGGTGCGTACGACACGCGCGAAGACCCGAGCTTCGAGCGCGCCGCGGCGGTGACGCCGCCCGCGGTCGACAGCGACGACGAGAGCGCCTACGCCCTCTTCGCGCGCGACCTCGCGGGCGCCGCGCACCTCGTCGACGTGCACACCGCGTGGCAGACGCACGCGCGGGCGCTGCACGAGGCCGACGCGACGCAGAGCGCCGCCGAGGCCGTGGGCGACTGGATGGGCGAGCACGGCTACTGCGTCGTCGCCACCGAGCAGCAGCTCATCTTGTCGGGCGCGTGGGGCGTCGATGAGCGCTCCCTCGCCGACGCCCTCGCGGCGCTCAAGACGGGCGCCGAGATCGTGGCGTGGTACGTCGGCGCGCGCGCCCAGGTGGAGGCGCTGCGCGACCCGAAGAGCTTCAAGACCTTCGTCGCTCGCTCGTGGTCGGCGCGCTCCGGCGTCGAAGCCGCGAAGCCCGGCAACGCCTTCGCGAAGGTCGTCGCCGCGCACCTCGCCGCGCAAGAGACGGCGCGCGAGGCCGCGGCCGACGAGCCCGCGCCGCCCGCGCCCATCGTCACCTCGAAGGGCGTCGAGCTCGCCGACGAGGCCGCGGTCGCGCAGCACATCGCGACCATCGACAACGTCACGCGGCTGGAGAACACCGCGCGCAAGCACGGCGCGCACCTGTGGGCCGTGGCGCCGCTCGTCGAGCGCGCCGCGGCGCTCCTGGGGGTGCACCCCGACGAGGCCGACGTGTGGGTGGCGAAGCACGCGACCGACGGCGCGAAGGGAGGCGCGTGATGGGCCGCTACATCACCGGCCCGCTCGTTGCGCACAGCGCGCCCGCGGCGCGGGTCGATGGACACTCGCGCGCGTATCTGGCCGCGACCCTCGCGACGGCGTTCTCCGATCACCCGTGCGAGCGTGGCGCGCGGCGCCTGCACGCGGTTGCCCTCACGACGCAGGGCACGCTCGCGCGGCTGCTGCGCCTCGACGAGCTCGACCGCCTGGTGACGCTCGCCGAGGCCATGCGCGACGCGGCGCGCGAGGAGCCCGCCGTCGACCGTGTGCCGCTCATGGCGTGCATGGTGCGGGACCTCCTCGACGGGGCGCCCGCGACGTGCGTCGACCTCGACCGCGCCGTGCGCGAGGCCGTGGTGAAGCGCTACAGGCCGTCGCCCGCGCACGCTGCGTCGGCGGCGCGAATCCTCGAGGTGCTCCAATGAAGAGCACCAGCGCCATCTTCGCGGAGGGGGCCATCGGCCTCTTGCGCCGCGCCCTCGCCGACGGGCTCTGCCTCGACATCACCGTCAACGCCACCGAGGCGCGCGCGGTGCTCGCCGACGCCCGCGGCACCGAGCTCGCGCGCGAGACGCGCGGCGGGCAGCTCGCGCTCCCGCTGGCGCCCGCCGCGGTGCCCGCGCCCGTCGAGCCCCCCGTGCCCGCGGTCGACCCCGTGGCGCCCGGTCACCGCGTCATGCGCGCGGGTGATCTCGTGGTGGAGCGCATCTCCGGTGGGGCGACGCGTGATTGGGTCGTCGAGTCGGTGGACAAGGACGGGCCGACGCTGCGCCGCTCCGACCGCCCCGGCGCCACGCAAGCGGTGAAGTGGGGCCACATCACCCTCGACAGCGCCGACCTGTGGCGCCTCGCGTCGCCGTGGGATCGCCCCGGGGTTGGCGACCGCATCGAGCTCGACGGGGTGGCCGTCGAGGTGATGGGCGTCGACGACGAGGGGTTCATCTGGCGCACCGTCGAGGCAGGCGACGACCGCGACGAGGGCGAAGCGCTGTGGGCCGACGTGCTCCCGTTCGCCGTTGGCGTGTGGGTCACGCGCGATCCCGAAGCCGTCGAGGCGCCCGCCGTCGAGGCCGCGCCGCCCGCGAAGAAGACCCGCGCGAAGAAGGCGCGCGCCCCGAAGGTCGCCTCGACGGAACCCGCCGCGCCCGTACCCCATCGTCTCCAGAGCGTGACCGAGGCCGACGAGCTCGCGCACCGCGGCGAGCACTCGCTGATCGGGCTGCGCGGCGGGGAATGGCTCACGCTCGCGACGCGCGCGAAAGACGAGACGTTGCCCGAATGGCAGGTGCGCTGCACCACCGCGTCGAAGGCCGTGCGTGTGCGTGTGTACGACCGCGGCGCGCACTGCACATGGGACAGCGCAGACGGCAACGAAGGCCACATCCAAGGGAACCCGTGATGCGACATCACCGACGCCTTCTCAAGCGCCTGTCGCTCCGCGCGGGCGTGCGCCTCGTGTACCGGCGCGTGCGCTACGTGTCGGCTGTCACCCTGGAGAGCGCCCTCCGCTGGGAGGTGCGCGCGTGGGCCTATGGCCACGCCTCCGCGGTGCGGTTCGGCACCGGCGTGACCCGCCGCGAGGCCATCGCCAACGCGGCCCGCACCGTCGCGAGGTACTACCTGTGAGCGCCGCCACGAAGACCGCGCCCGCTGGCGCCTCCCAGCGCCGCCCTCCGGTGCGACGCACCATGATCGAAGTCGCGGCGCGTCGGCAGGCCGCGGAGGTCGCGCGCCCCGTCGACGATGCGCTCCCCGACCCCGTGGCGATGCACGGCGACGAGCGCCAGGCCGTGCGCGAGCGGGCCGTGCAGCGCCTCCGCGCGATGGCGTTCCGCCTCATCGCGCAGTGCAACGCCGCGGCGGGCGGTGGCCCCGTCGACGAGCTCACCGACGCGCTCGACGAGCTCGAGGCGTGCGGCGCCGAAACGGTGCCGTGGCTGCGTGCTGCGCGGGGTGAGCGATGAGCGCCGTGAAGGTCGGTGTCGTCGCGTGCTCGAAGACGAAGGCGCGTGGCCGATGCGCCGCCGTCGACCTCTACCGCGGGCGCACGTACCGCGCGGCGGTTGATCTTCTGCGCGCCTGGGGCTGCGAGCGCATCGTGATCCTGTCGGCGCTGCACGGCGCCATGCCGGATCACCGCGTGGTTGACCCGTACGAATGGAGCCTCTCGAAGCTGAACGCGATGCTCCGTCGCCAGTGGACCGACGCCGCGCGTGTCCAGATCGCATCCGCGCTTCGCACTGTTGGCGGCACGAAAGAGCTTGCCGACATCGATGTTCACGCGATCGTGCCCGCGGCCTATGCGGGCGCCCTCGACGGGCTTCCGCGCGTCACCCGGCACTTCGCGGGACTCCCGCAGGGCAAGCTCTTCGCGGCGCTCAAGGCCGCTCGGGAGGTTGCATGAAGACCCTCGCGACCGTGTGCCTGAGCGGCTCTGCGCTGCTCGTGGCGTGTACGGACAACGGCTTTGCGATGGGGTGTGCCTTCTGCCTCTTCGTGGCGTGGCTGGCGCTGGAGTCTCTGTCGTGAAGATCACCCTCCGACCGCACCAGGAGCGCGCCATCGCGGCGGTGCGGCGCTGCTACGCCAAGAAGGTGCGGCGCGTGCTGCTCGTGGCCCCTACGGGCTTCGGGAAAACTGCGGTGAGCTCGGTGCTCATCGCGTGGGCGGTTGGCAAACAGCGCAAGGTGCTCTTCTTGGTGCACCGGCGCGAGATCGTGAAGGACACGCACCGCCGGCTCGTGGCCGCTGGCGTGGCCGCGGGGCTCATCATGGCCGATGAGAAGCCCACCGAAGCGCCGGTGCAGGTTGCGTCGGTGGCCACCATCGTGGCGCGTGAGACCTTCCCGGCCGCGGATCTGATCGTGTGGGATGAGGCGCACCACACAGCCGCGGAGAGCTACCGCGCCATCGCGGCGCAGTACCCGGCCGCGTGGCACCTGGGGCTCACCGCGACGCCCGAGCGCGCCGACGGGGTGGGCCTGCGCGACGCCTTCGACGAGCTCGTGGTGGGCGCGACCGTGCGCGAGCTTCAAGAGGCTCTCGACCCGGCGACGGGCGCGCCGTACCTCGCGGCCTGCGAGGTCGTGTCGACGCGGCGCGCGCTGGAGTCTGGCACCCTGTCGGAAGACCCGGTGACGGCGTGGAAGCGCCACGCGCCGGGGCGCTCTACGGTGCTCTTCGCGCGCACCGTCGACGAGTCGAAGGCGCACGCCGCGGCGTTCAACATCGCGGGCATCCCCGCGGGGCACATCGACGGCACCACGCCCGCGCGGGACCGCGATGCGACGCTCGCGGCCTTCGCGGCGGGTGAGCTGCTGGTGCTGTGCAACGTGTACGTGCTCACCGAGGGGTGGGATTGCCCGCGGGCGAAGGTGTGTCTTCTGGCGCGCTCGTGCGGGAGCGCGGCGACCTATCTCCAGATGATCGGGCGCGTGCTGCGCGCGCACCAGGGCGAGAGCGCGCTGCTCATCGACCTCGTAGGGGCCATGCACCTGCACGGATACCCCGACGAAGAGCGCGTGTTCAGCCTCGACGGGATCGAACGCAAGCCGAAGAAGGATCGCCCCTGGATTCGGCAGTGCCTCACGTGTGGCTATTGCGTGCTGGGGGCGAAGGCGGGACCGGCGTGCGCGCGCTGCGGCACGGGGTGGCCCGCGCAGGCGCGCTCGACGGTGGTGCATGAGCACCTGGGCACCGTGCGCGGGCTCGCTCTGCCGACACGGGAGGAGCTCGGCGCGGAGTACCGCGAATGGCTCAAGACCGAGCGCGACCGGAAATACAAGCCCTTTTGGGCGGCGGTTCAGTTCAAGAAAAAATACGGGGCTTACCCCAACAAGATGGGAGTGCGGGCATGAGCAGCGAAGCGAAGGTTCAAGACGACATCCGGATCGCGCTGGGGCAACGCCCCGATTTCATCGCGTGGCGTAACAACGTCGGCGTCGCGAAGCACTGGAACGAGAAGACGCAGCGCGAAGACATCGTGAAGTACGGGCTCTGCGCGGGCTCTTCCGACCTCGTCGGCATCGCGCGCGGCGGGCGCTTCGTGGCGCTCGAAGTGAAGAGCGAGACGGGGCGCGTCACGAAAGAGCAGGCGACGTTCATTGCCCTCGTGCGCCACATGGGCGGCGTCGGCGAGGTGGTGCGCAGCGTCGAAGAGGCGATGGCCGCAGTGGATCGCGCCGTGAAGGGCGGTGACCTGTGAAGGCCCTCATCACCAAGGCGCGCATGATCGCCAACATCCTGCACCTCGGCGCCCGCTACGAGGCCGCGAGCGTGCTGGGGGAGTGCGCCGACGCGCTGGAGTCGCTCTTTGCTCGCGCGCACGAGGCCGTCGCCGTCGAGAAGGCGTGCGAGATGTCGATGCGCGCAGCGCAGGAGGACCTTCGCCGCGAGCGCGCCGACAACGCGCGCCTGCGAGACATCGTCGACGTCGCCGTGGTCGAGCTCGAAGGCGTGCACGCGCACGACTGCGCGCCTTGGCAGAATGGGCGCTGCGACTGCGAAGTCGGGCTGGCGCGGGCGACGCTCGCGAAGGCCGGTGCGCGATGACCCCGCTCCTCGCCGCAGCGTGCATCCTCCTCAGCGGCGCCGCGTGGCGCGCCCATCGTCGAGCCGGAGAGGCTGAGCGCCGACTGCTCATGTCCCGTGCCCTGCTCGCGGGCGAGCGCGAGGCGCGCATCGCGGCGGTGGCCAGCGCCGAGGCCGCGCAGAAGCGCCTCGACGATGCCCGCGCCACCATGCTCACGGTCGCCGAGGCCGCGGCCGCAGACGCCGCGCAGAAGCCCCCGGTGGCCTATGCGGGGCCGGTGCGGTGCGCGCGGCGCCCCATCACCGAGGCCGCGCCGGAACTCCCGCATCAGGTGTTCGGCCTGGTCGTCGAGGTGATCTGCAACCACATGGCGCTCCCGTTCGGCTACCTCCTCCCCGCGCAGCGTGCGGACGAGGGTGACCGGGTGTTCGTCACTCGCTGGGGGTCGGCGTGATGCTCACCGCACCCGACGCAGACCTCTTCCGTCTCGGCGCGCGCGCCCACGAGCTCGCGTGCGTGCGGCGCTCCGTGAGCGTGGCCGTCGCCATCGACGTCACGCGCGAGGGCTACGTGCACCATCGCATCGACGGGCGCAGCGTGCTCCCGCATGGGTTCCTCCCCGACGTGGCCGACGCGCACCCCGCGGCGGTGCGGGCGCTCGCGGCACTCGCCGACCCGGAGCCCTTCGACCCGCGCGACTTCGTGTGCGAGGTGCAGCCCCAGGCCGCGCCGCCCGCGTCGCCGCCCCCCGCGCAGCGCGCGGCGCCCGTGGCCGACGCGCCCCCGGAGATCGTGTGCGTGGTGGACACCGAGACCACGGGACTCGTGCGCGAGGGCGGGCGCATCACCGAGATCGCGTGCGTGCGGGCGAACCTGGCGACGCGGCGGATCGTGGGCATCTGGCCGACGCGCGCGGAGCCCGGGCAACTGCTTGACCCGGGCGTGCCCGTGCCGTGGCACATCACGAAGCTCACGGGCATCACATCGAAGATGCTCGCGGGGCAGCCGACCCTCGCGAGTGTGTGGCCGTCGCTCGCGGGCTTCGTCGGCACCGACCCTGTGGTGGCGCACAACGCGGCCTTCGACCGGGCGATGTTCGAAGCCGAGCTCGAGCGCATGGGGCTCTTCGGTCCCGAATGGCCGCGCTGGCGCTGGCACTGCTCGCAGCAGATCGCGAAGCGCGTCGTGCCGGGGCTCCCCAGCTACAGCCTCAGCGGGCGCGACGGCGCGCAGGGGCTGCGGCACTTCCTCGCGCTGGGCACCGAGACGGCGCACCGGGCTCACGGCGACGTGTTGACCACGTGCAAGCTCCTCGCGGCCCTGCGCGAGCGCGCGGGCGGGCCGTGGGCGACCTGGTGCGGCGCGGCGCATGTGTGGGGCGTCGGCAAGGCCGCGCCCTCCGCATCGACGCTCAAGGGGCTGGTGTAGCCATGGCCGACACCGTCAATCACCCGCCGCACTACGGCGGCGAGAGCAACCTCTACGAGGCCATCAAGGTCATCGAGGCGTGGCAGTTGGGCTTCTGCCTTGGGAACGTGGTGAAGTACCTCGCGCGCGCGGGCAAGAAGGGCGCGCTCGTCGAGGATCTCAAGAAGGCCCGCTGGTACCTCGACCGCGAGATCGCGCGCCTCGAAGGCGGTGCGCGATGAGCCGCTCCGCAGAGGCCTACGGCACGCGGCGCGGCGCGACGCGCGAGCGCTTCGAGCGCTGCACCCCGGCGAGGCCGTGCCCGGTGTGCGGGCGCAAGAAGTTCTGCTCCGTCGGCGCGTACACGGTCGTGTGCACGCGCGAGGCGGAAGGGGCGCTGCACGCGGGCGAGAACGCCATCGGGACGTTCTACGTTCACGCGCTCGACGGCGCGGCCATCGCGGCGCGGGTGGCGCGCGGGCCCGTCGCGCATCACCAGACCAGCGCGCGCGCGCCCGCCGACGTACTCGACCGCGCGTACCGGGTGGCGCTCGCGGGGCTCTCGCTCACGGGCGACGACCGCGCGGGGCTCGTGGCGCGCGGGCTCGACGCGGGGGCCATCGTCGCCGCGCAGTATCGCTCGCTCCCTGAGCGGGGGCGGGCGGCGCTCGCGCGGGCCGTCACCGAGGCCGTGGGGGTCGACCTCGCACCGACGGTGCCCGGCGTCGTGTGGCGCGAGGGCGAGCGCGGGGGCTACTGGTCGTTCGCGGGGTGGCCGGGCCTCGTGATCCCCGTGCGCGACATCGACGGGCGCGTGGTGGCGCTCAAGGTCCGGCGCACGGGGGAGTGCGCGAGCTACGAGCGGTACACCTGGGTGTCGTCGACCTCGACGGCGGGACCGGGGCCGGGAGCTCCCGTGCACGTACCGGCGGCAGCGCTGGCGTTGCGGGGGCGCACGGGCGCGCAGCGCCTGGTGATCACCGAGGGCGAGCTCAAGGCCGACGTGGCGACGGCGCTCTCCGGCGTGCCCGTCGTCGGCGTGCCCGGTGTGGGGGCGTGGCCCGCGGCCGTCGAGGTGGCCCGCGTGTGGGGCGCGGCGCGCGTCGACGTGGCCTTCGACAACGACGCGCGGACGAACAAGGCCGTGGCCGACGCGCAAGAGAAGCTCGTGCGGGCGCTGCGCGCGTGCGGCTTCGAGGTGGGCCTGCCGCGGTGGCCCGAACGGTTCAAGGGCCTCGACGATTACCTGTTGGCTCGGTCGCGTGAATGGACGGTGGCGTGATGCTCGACGACGTGTTTTCGGAAATGGGCGGGCTCACGGGCATCGAAGCCGAACGCGCGGCGGCGCTCGACGTGGCGGCGGCGCGGGCGGCGGCGGGCGACGTGTCGGCGCTCGACGGGCTCGTCGAGCGGGTGCGCGGCGACCAGCGCGCGGCGTTCGATTCGCTGGTGCTCCGCGCGGCCGTCGAGCAGCAGGACACGGAGCCGCTCGCGGCCGACGAGCTCGGGCGCGCGCTCCGGGGCGTCGAGGGGTTCCGGTTCTCGGCGTGGCGCGAGGCGGTGAAGATCGCGCGCCGCACCCTCAAGAAAGAGCGGGCCGACGCCGCGAAGGCTGAGGCCGAGAAGGCGGCGCATGGGCGCGCCGTGATGCGCGAGGCCGAGGCGACCGCGAAGGCGTCGGCGAGGGCGGCGGCGAGGCAGGGCGCGGCCGACGAGCTCGCAGAGCACTACGGCGTGATCGACGTCGATCAGGTGACGTACAGCAGCGAGCCGGGGCGCATGTGGATGGAGCACATGGTCGGCAGCGGGCGCGACGAGCGGAGCGTGACCGACACCCTGTGCGAGTTCTCGGCGCGCATCGTCGAGCTCGTGGTCGACATCGACGGGCCGGGCGAGAGGCCGCGGCCGGCGCTCTATGCCCTGTCGATCGTGTCGCGCGCGCGGGGCCTCGAGCGCGCATACCGCGTCGAGGTGACCGCCGAGGATTGGGGCGCCGCGCAGTGGCCGGAGAGGGTGATTCTGCGCCCGGGGCTGGGGCCGTACGGGCGGGCAACGCGCGAGCACGTGCGGCGCGCCATCGAGGCGCTGTCGCCCAACCCCCCGACCCGCTACCGCTTTCGGTACGTCGGCTGGGCGCAGCACGAGGGGCGGGCGATCTACCTCCACGGGGGCGGCGCCATCGACGCCCAGGGCGACGTCGAGGGGCTCCGCGCAGAGCCTCCCGTCGAGCGCGTCAACCGCTTCGCGCTCCCGTCGCTCGTCGACTTCGACGCCGCGCGAGACGTCGGTGCGATCGTGCACCTCCTGTCGCACGAGCCCGCGCCCGCGGTCGTTCCGCTCGTGGGCCTCGCGCTCCGGGCGGCGCTGGGCGGGGCGCGCCACGCGGCGCACGTCACGGGGCGCTCGGGGCTCGGGAAGAGCGTGCTGCTCGGGTGCGTGGCGCAGCTCTTCGGGCCGTCGTTCTCGGCGCGGGAGCCGCTGCTCTCGTGGCGCGCGCGGGGCGTGACGGTGCAGGGCTTCATGGAGGTGCTGGCCTGCTCGCGCGACGTGTTCGTGCAGGTGGACGATCTGCAGCGCAACCCCGAGAGCCAGGCGCGCGCCATCGCGGTGTTCCCGGCGCACTTCGAGGGGACGTCGCAGATCAAGGGCCGCGCGCGCGGCGGGTCGCTCACGCTGCGCGGGCCTCAGTCGGTGCTCGGGAGCTCCGGGGAGACGCTCCCCGACGAGCCCAGCGTGCGCAACCGCGTGCTCTTGCTCGACCTCGACGCGCGGCCTACGCCGCGGCTCGACGCGGGGAAGGACAGCGCGAAGGCGCGCGGCGACCGGGGCGAGCTCGCCCGCGGTATGGCGGCGTTCATCCGGTGGTGGGCGGCGCGGCACGACGACAACCGCAAGAAGCTCCCCGAGCTCGAGCGCGCGACGTCGGAGCGGTGGGGCCTCGGCGCCGAGGCGCGCGCCGCGGAGGTCGCTGGGGCCGCGGCCGTCGGGCTGGAGGCGTTCTTCGCGTTCCTGAAGGACACCAGCGCCGCGAGCGAGGCCGACGTGAAAACGATGCGCGAGCGGGCGAAGGTCGCGCTTCGGGCGGCGACCATCACGCACCTGGGGCACGTGGAGTCGGAGAGCAACTGGAGGCGGTTCCTCGAACTCACCGCGCAGGCCCTCACGTCGGGGCGCGCGCACGCGCTCCACGGGCGACGCTCCGGGCCGGTGTTCGCGTGCGGCGAGCCCGACGAGCCGAGCTCGTGGGGCTGGAGCCCGCGCACCTCGACCACGGCGACCGACGACGGGCCGCGCACCTCGCGCTCGTGGTCGCCGGGCGGGATGTGCGTGGCGTACACGCGCGACGACAAGCCGGGGCGCGTGCTGCTCGCGCCGGGCCCGGCGCTGCGCGTGGCGATCGACCTCGCCCGCACCGAGGGGCGCCCGCTGCACCTCGACGTCACGGCGCTCGCGCGCGAGCTCGTCGCCGAGGGCGTGTGCGGCGCGACGGCGAAGGGGCGCCCGGTGGGGCGCGTGAAGTGGAGCTGGGGCAGCACCGACGTCGAGGGCTTCGAGGTGCCAGCGGCGGCGCTGGGGCTCACGGGAGGCGGGTCGTGAGCGAGCGCGAGCCGGTCACCATCTGCGCCGAGCTCGCGTTGGTGCCGTGGGGCGGGGCGTCTGGCGCCGTCTCGGCCGCGGCCTACGCGCAGTACCTGAGCCTCCAGGTCGACCGCGAGGCCGCCGACGAGGCTGGGATGCTCGACGATTGGGGCCGCGTGGTCGACTTCGACGGCGCGCGCTTCGAGGACTGGATTGACCTCGAGGTGCGTCATGGGTGACCGGGCCCCCGTGGTGAGCGCCACCATGCACCGCGAGCTCAACCGCGCGCGGCTGGCCTACAACCGCGTGCGCAACGACGTGCAGTGGACTCGCGCGAACACGCCCGAGCGCGCCGCCGCGAGGGAACGCGTGCGCGTCGCCCGGGAGCGCATCGCCCGCGCGATGGCGGCGATCCTCGGGGTGCACCGTGGGTGAGTCGCGCACGCTGGTCGCAATGACGCGCTTCATTCGGGTCGGGCCTCGTGTGACGCGGTGCGGCACGACCCGAATGAAAGCCGCGATTTACCTCGCGTTTCGGTTCATTCGGGTCGGGTCGGGTCGGGTGTCGCGACCCGATGGTTTCCCTGTGGTTTCGCGGGGTTATGGTCATTCGGGTCGGGGGTCGTGGTTTTTCGCATACACGTATGTAGGGGGAGAAAATAAAAAATCTCGTGGTGGGGTGGAGGGGTGTCATGGGTGACACACCGAAGCTCCGTCTGGTGCGACCCCTCACGGCGCGGGAGAGGGTGCCCCCGGAGATGCTTCCCTTCGTCGACGCCCTCGTGAGTCTCTTCGTCGCCCGCATCGAACGTCAGAAAACAGGAACCGACCGATGAAAGCCGCCATCTACGCCCGACGGAGCACCACGGAGCACCAGGCCGCGAGCCTCGACGTGCAGGTCGAAGAGGCCCGGCGCTGGTGCGCTGCGCGGGGGTGGGAGGTGGTGGCGACCTACCTCGAAGACGGCGTGTCGAGGGCCGAGTTCGTCAACCGCCCGGCGCTGGGGAAGCTCCTCGCCGGTGCAGCCGATGGGCTGTTCGAAGCGCTGGTGATGCGCGATGACAGCCGCCTCGGCGGCGACATGTACCGCACCGGCATGGTGCTCCAAGACCTGCACGATGGAGGCGTCGCGGTCTGGTACTACGCCAGCTCGGAGCGGGTGTCGTTCGACGACCCGACGGCGAAGCTCATCAGCGCCGTGAAGCTCTACGCCTCGGAGACGGAGCGCCTGAAGATCACCGGCCGTGTGCGGGAGCACCTTGAGCACCGGGCCCGCAAGGGTCTCAACGTCGGGGGCCGCGTCTACGGCTACCGCAACGAGCGGGGACCCGACGGGGTGCACTATGTCGTCGTTCCCGAAGAGGCCGCGGTGGTGTGCGAGATCTTCGAACGCCACGCCACTGGTCAAGGGATCAGGGGAATCGCCAAGGCACTGAACGCGCGAATGGTGCCCGGTCCGAGGCCGGGGCGCCCGTGGGCGCCGGGTGGAATCCACGCGATGCTCCGTCGGGAGCGCTACGCCGGGGTGCTCGAATGGGGGCGCGTCGGCGCTGAATACCGGGGCGGCACCCGACGCACCATCGAGCGCCCCGTCGCTGAGCGCATTCGCGTGGAACGGCCTGAGCTAGCTATCGTGTCGGCGGACCTGTGGCAGAGGGCCCAGGCCCGTGTGGTGGCCACGGCCGGCACACACACGAAGCGCTACGGCCGCGAGCCCGCGTACCTGCTCACGGGCCTTGGGCGCTGCGAGGCGTGCGGCGGGCCCATCCGGGCATCGACGGGCAAGAGCGGCAAGACGATGGTGCGCCTCTACGTCTGCGGGCGACACCACGACAGCGGGGCGGCGGCGTGCCCGGTGTCGACCCGTCGGCGCGTCGAGCTCGTCGACGCTGCGGTGCTCGAGCGGGTGCGTGCGATGCTCTCGCCCGTGGTCGTCGACGCGGTGCTCGAGGGGGTGCGGGCTCACATCGAGGCCGGCGACCCTGGCCCCGACGTCGAGCGCGCCCAGCTCGTGGCGTCGGTGCGGCGCCTGGTGGGCGAGAGCGCCCGCCTCGCCGACGCCTACGCCTCTCAGGGCGGAGAGGCGATCCTGTCGGCGCTGCAGGCCCGGGAGGCGTCGCTGTCTGCGGCCCGTGCCCGTCTGGCCGTGCTCGACGCTGCGGCACGCCCTGTGGCCCCCACGTGGGCCGACGTCGAAGCGCAACTGCGGGCCGAGGTGACGGACCTGCGTACGGCGCTGGCCGACGACACGGCGAGGGCGAGGGCGGCGCTCAAGACGCTGGCCGTCGGCGGCGAGCTTCTTTTCCGCTCGGTGGCCACGGGGCTTCGAAAAGCGAAAGGCACCGCCTGGGAGGTGAGGGGGTTCCTTTCCCTCCCAGGCAGTGCCCTTCTGTTCGCGACCCCAATGGGTGGCCAACAGAACGGAAGCGACTTCCCGCTCGTGGTGGCGGCGTAAATCTTTTTTCTGCGCGCGTGAAGGGAAACACCGAGCAGCCCGACCCGACGACCCGAATGAAGAAAACACCTTGAAAACAAGCTCATCATTAGGGTCGTGTCTCTCGACCCGAATCGACCCGAATAGAAGAGAGAGATAGAAGAAAGCCCGCGTTTTGCGGCTTTTCGCGAGAATCATTCGGGTCGCGACGGTTGGCGCGGTGCGGTTCTTGTGCCATGTGCCAGAGATTCGGCACAATGCGGCACATGGCAGAACCGAAGCCCTGCGGCCTCTGTGGTGGATCGAAGGTGTTCCGACGTGACCTGTGCCGGTGCTGCTACCGGAAGCTCGCGCAGTGCGGCATCGACCTCCCTCCCGCCGCAAAGCCCGGCCCCCCAACGTCGCTCGAGCGGGTGATCGCGCTGTGGATCGCGCGTAGCCCCCAGGTGCGCGCCGTCATGGCGGCGGCGCTGGAGGGCGCAGCGTGACCCGACGTGCGACGTCACCCGACGCGAAGCGACGTCGCCCCGTCGGTGGTGCGGCGGCGCGCGCCGAGGCCGCACGACTCATCGCCGAGGGGTTCACCGTCGCCGAGGTCGCGCGGCGCCTGGGACTCTCGCGGCAGACCGTGAGCGAGTGGAAGAACCACAGCGCCGCCGACATCGTCGCGGTGGCCGTCGAGAAGCGCGCCGAGAGCTACGCCGACGCCGTCGCCGCCGCGCGGTCGAAGCTGCGCGACGGCGCAGTGCGCGCCGCCGACGTGCTCTTGGCTCAACTCGACGACCCCGACCCCGCTGTGGCGTCGCTCGCGGCGCGCACCCTACTCGACCGCGTGGGGGTGCCGCGCGCGGAGGTGCTGGTGCAGGCGCCCGCCGCCGGCCCGGACCTGTCGAAGCTCACCGCCGACGAGCTCGCCGAGCTCGAGCGCATCCTCGAGAAGGCCGGGGCGCCGTGAACGTCACCCGCGTCGACCTCGACCGCGAGCTCGTGCGACGCGGCGGGCTGCGAGCGTTCGTCCGGCTCGCGTGGCCCCAGGTCGAGCCGCAGCGCCTGGTGCCCGGGTGGCACATCGACGCCCTCTGCGAACACCTCGACGCCGTGACCCGTCGCGAGGTGCGCGACCTTGCAGTGAACCTCCCGCCCGGGTGCAGCAAGAGCCTCATCGCGTCGGTGCTGTGGCCCGCGTGGGTGTGGACGCTCGACCCGACGCACCGATGGATCGTCGCGAGCTACTCCGACGAGGTGGTGCTGCGCGACGCGCGCAAGGCCCGCACGCTCGTCACGGGCGACTGGTTCGCGGCGCGGTGGCCGAAGGTGAAGCTCCCCACCGACGCCAGCGCATCGAAGGCCGTCTCGTCGTACTACACGACGGCTGGCGGGATGCGCTACAGCACCACGACGCGCGGGAGCGTGACGGGGCAGCACTGCGACACGGCCCTCGTCGACGACCCGCTCGACCCGATGGGCGCGGCGTCGGCCACCGAGCTCGAAGCCTGCCTCGAATGGTGGACAGGCACCATGCCGACGCGGTTTCGCGACCACAAGACCAGCGCGCGCGTGCTCATCATGCAGCGCCTCCACGAGCGCGATCTCACCGCTGAGTTCCGGCGCGCGGGCGCCGTCGAGCTCTGCCTCCCGATGCGCTTCGACCGCGCGCACCCGTACCGCTGGCCACACGACCCGCGCACCACCGACGGCGAGTTGATCTGCCCCGATCGCACGCCCGAAGAGGCCGTGGTGCGCATGGAGACGACGTTGGGGCCATCGCGCGCAGCCGCGCAGCTTCAGCAGCGGCCGGTTCCCGCGGGCGGCAGCGTGTTCCGTGCCGAATGGTTCCGCCGTTGGACCGAGCTGCCCGCGGGCGGCACGTGGTCGATGGAGGTCGATGCGACGTTCAAGGCCACGAGCGACGGCAGCTACGTGGTGATCCAGGTGTGGTGCGACGACGGGCCGCGGCACTACCTCGTCGACCAGCGCCGCGAGCGCATGGGCTTCGCGGCCACCGTCGCCGCGATCAAGGCCATGCGCGCGCAGTGGCCGAAGGTCCGCACTACGCGCATCGAGAACAAGGCCAACGGCCCCGCGATCATCGAGAGCCTCCGCACCGAGATCACCGGCGTCGTCGAGGTCGAGCCCGACGGCGGCAAGGAGGCGCGCGCCAACGCGTGCCAGGGCGTCGTCGCCGGCGGAGCCGTGTACGTCCCCGACGAGACGCACGCCCGCTACGACGACGGGCGCAAGGGCGCGCCGTGGGTCTCAGCCTTCGTGCACGAGGCGGTGACGTTCCCGAAGGGCGAGAGCGACGACCAGGTCGACGCCATGACGCAGCACCTCAACGCAACGAGCGGCAGTTACGCAGCGCGGCTCAGGGCCGCATTCGCAGGGAGCAAGTAGATGGTCGACTTCAAGAGGTTGGTAGCGCGCGCCGTCGAGCGCGTTGACGGCTGGGCGAACGTTCTCACCGGCGTGGGCACGGTGCTGGGTGGGCAGGGGCGCAGCTCGTACAGTTACCAGGGGGCGGAGCGCCTGGGCGAAGGCATGTTGGAGGAGCTGTATCACTCCGACGCCTACGCGGCGCGCATCTGCGAGGCGGTACCGAAGCACGCACTGAGGCGCGGGTTTACGGTGAAGGTCGGCGACATCGCGACGGAGACGGCGGTGCAGCAGGCCGTCACGCGGCTGCACGTGGTGCCCCGGCTGCGCGAGGCATGGACGTGGGCGCGCGTGTTTGGCGGCGGCGCGGTGCTGCTCGGGTGCGACGACGGGCGCGACCCCGCGGAGCCCCTCGACACGGTCGCGCTCCGTCGCGTGCTCTTCGTCACGTCGGTGACTTCCCGCGAGCTGTGGCCGGAGACGTGGGAGCTCGACCCGCTCAACGAGCGCTTCGGGGAGCCCGTCATCTACCGCCTCACGCGCGTGGGCGGCGGCGGCGGCATGGACACGAGCCGCGTGCATCACTCGCGGCTCGTGCGCTTCGAGGGACTCCCCACGACGCGCCAGCGCCGCATCACGCTCAAGGGCTGGGGCGAGAGCTACCTGCAGCGCGCGCACGACCTCCTCGTCGAGTGGAACGGCGCGCACACGGCGGTGAACGACCTCGTGCAGCAGTCGTCGATCGGCGTGTTCAAGATGAAGGACCTGATGTCCCTCGTCGCGAGCGATCCCGACGGCACGCTGAAGAAGCGCATGGAGGCCATGGACCTCGCGCGCAGCGTCGCGAAGAGCATCCTCCTCGACAGCGAGGGCGAGGCGTATGAACGCGTCGAGGTTGGCGCGCTCACGGGCCTGCCCGACCTCCTCGACCGCTACTCGCTGCGCCTCGCGGGCGCGCTGGAGATGCCCGTCTCCATCCTCCTGGGGCGCGAGCCCGCGGGCCTCAACGCCACCGGCGAGGCCGACACGCGCGCGTGGTACGACAGCATCGACGCGGAGCGCGAGACGACCCTGAAGCCCGCCGCGGAACGCATCGTGAAGCTCATCATGCTCTCGCAGCAGGGCCCGACGCGCGCGCAGGAGCCGAAGGGCTGGTCGGTGGAGTTCCCGCCCCTCTGGCAGCCCACCGAGAGCGAGCGCGCGACGCTGCGCAAGACCGTCGCCGACACCGACGCGGTGTACCTCCAGAACGGCGTGCTCACTCCCGAAGAGGTCGCCCGCTCGCGGTTCCGCCCTGAAGGGTGGAGCGCCGAGACGGAGGTCGACATCGCCGCGCGCCCGTCGCCGGGAGCTCCCGACGACGATCCGCCGCCCGCTCCGTCGCTCCCGGCCGCGAGCGACGCACCGCCCGCCGAGCAGGAGGGCCTCGCGGCGCCCGCGCGCAGCGGCATGGGCGGCGCCGGTGGGCCCACGAAGCCCGCGGGGCTGCTGCCGATCGTGCCCGCCAACACGGAGGGCGAGTGATGCCGCGCGCAGACCTCGACGAAGACGTGCTCGCGCGCCGCATGTTCGCCGCCTACAACGAGCAGGCGGGCGGGCTCACCTGGGACGGCAAGCCGATCCCGCCATGGGAGAGCACCGGGCCGAAGGTGCAGGCCAACTGGCGCGCGGCGGCGCGCGAGGCCGTTGCGTTCATGTGCGAGCGCGTGGAGCGCCACGGGTGATCCCTCGCCCCACCGTCTCCCCAGGCCCCCGCGGCGCGCGTCGTGCCCCGAAGCGCGAGCGCACCTCGGGGCTGCGCCCGCCTCCGCCCTCGTCGGCCATGGCGACGTACACGCGCGCGCTGCTCGACCTGCACGTCGAGACCGCGCGCGAGGTCGACGCGATCCTGCGCGCGGCGGGGCTCATGCCCGAACGCACCGACGCGGCCGCGGACGGTGACGGCCCGAGCGTCGCACCCGATGCCGTGGCGCGCGCGCAGCGCCAACTCGCCGAGCTGCGCGACCGGCTCGCGCGTGGGCAGCGTAACCCCCTCGCGACGCTCGACGTGGTCGCCTCGCGCGTGACGGCGCACAGCGGCCGCGCGTGGGAGGCCGCGCTTGCGCGCCTGGGCGTGAAGATCGCCGACGTGCAGGCGCCGCACCTCGAACACCTCCGCTCGCACTGGCAGCACCGCAACCTCGACTTGATCAAGTCGCTCCCGCTCGACCACGTCGACCGCGTGCGCGACGTGCTCAACGAGATGAGGGGCGCGCGCGTCGAAGACCTCGCGACGCGCATCGCGGAGACGACCGACGCCACCGAGGCGCGCGCGCGGCTCATCGCCCGCGACCAGACGTTGAAGCTCAACGCCGAGATCACCCAGGAGCGCCACCGGGCCGCGGGGGTGACGGAGTACGTGTGGCGGGCCTCGCGCGACGAGCGCACGCGTGAGCGGCACAAGGAGCTCGACGGCACGCGGCAGCGGTACGCGATGCCTCCCGTCGTAGACCTGCGCACCGGGCGCCGCGCGAACCCGGGCGATGATTACCAGTGTCGGTGCATCGCCGACCCGGTGCTCCCCGGCATCGACGACTAGACCGCGTCCCCCGGATGCGTGCCACCTGTCTCTAGCACCACGCGCGCGTGCGCCCGCACCATCCGGGCCGATGCCCACCCCCGACCGAGTCCACCGACAGGACTTCGCGGGCTCCACGTCCAAGGTGACGCGGACGCCCCAGGGCGGGCTCCGTCTCGACGCCGCGATCACGCGCGTCGGCGTGCTCACGTACACGGACACGAACGGCAAGACGTGGCGCGAGTACAAGCCGGAGGAGGAGGTCTTCCGCCCCGACTCGCTCGCGACGCTCGAAGGTGCGCCGGTCACCGAGCTGCACCCTGAGAAGCTCGTCGACGGCGCCAACTGGAAGAGCGTCAGCGTCGGGCACCTCATCGGCGCGCCGCGGCGCGATGGAGACTTCGTGGTCGCCCCCGTCGCCGTGCAGGACGCTGGCACCGCGGGGCGCGTCGAGGCCCACGAGCTGCACGACGTCAGCGCGGGCTACACGTGCCGCGTCGACTGGACGGCGGGCGTCACCCCCGAGGGCGAGCCGTACGACGCGATCCAGAGGGACATCGTCTACAACCACGCGGCCTTGGGACCCGAAGGGTGGGGCCGCGCTGGAACCGAAGTGTCGCTGCGCATGAACGGCGCGGCGTGTCAGGTGCGCGATGTCGCGCCTGGGAAAGCAGGCACGATGAAGAAGATCAAGATCAAGGGACGCGAGTTCAAGCTCGACGCCGACGACGAGATCGCCAAGGCGCAGGACGCCGTCGGTGAGCTCGAGGCCGCGCAAGAGAGCGAGCTCGGTGCGGTCAAGGACGCGCTGATGGAGGCCCTCAAGAAGGTCGCCTCGCTCGAAGCGAAGATCGCCGTCGAAGAGGCTGCCGAGGCGAAGCCCGTCACCGAAGACATGGTGCCCGAAGAGGTTGCCGACGCGCTCGCGTCGAAGCGCCTCGCGCTGCGCCAGCGCGCTGCGAAGGTGCTGGGCGCCGATGTGAAGCTCGACGGCCTCACCGCCGCGGCCATCCACAAGCTCGTGGTGGCGAAGGCCCTCCCGGCGGTGAAGCTCGACAGCCTCGACGCGAAGATCGTCGAGGGCATGTTCGTGGCCGCGACCGACGGCGCCTCCGACGTGGCGCGCGCCAACAGCCTGCGCAACGCGCACCCTGGCCCTCCCGTCGACGAGCGCAACGACTCGCACGACGACGAGAACCTCTCGCCCGCCGCGGCCCTCAACGGCCGCACCCACAACCGATTCGACAACCGCGGCCGCGCCGCCGCCGAGAAGGCCTGAGCCATGGCGAACTTCGTTCAGAACAGCTACGACTTTGCGCCGGCGGCGGGCCTCCCCGGTCAGCACGCGCGCTTCAAGCCGGGGCAGTACCTCGCGACCCTCATCGCCCTCGCGGCCATGACCCCCGGCCTCGTCGCCTTCAACGGGCGCGCGGTCGGTGGCGCGGCGGGCGAGGGCGGTCACATGACCGCTCCGGCCGCGAGCGCGACGGGCATCCTGGCCACCGGCGGCGCCTCGTCGGCCTCGTCGCAGACCCTCAGCGGGGCGACGCTCAACGGCACCTACGGCAACGGCGCCGAGCTGATGCCGCCCCGCAACGTGACCCTCGTGCTCTCGTCGTCGGCCGACTGGGACGCCACCACGGCGACTGTCACGGGCACCGACGAGAACGGCGCGGCCCTCACCGAGAGCATCGCGATTCCCAACGGCGGCAACGCCACCGTCCTGGGCGCCTCGGCGTTCCGCACGGTCACCAGCATCGTGATTCCCGCGCAGTCGGGCACCGGCGGCACCTTCACCGTCGGCATCGGCTCCGTGTTCGGCTCCGTCGACCATCTCGTCGAGGGCCTCGTCGCGCGCGACATCACGCGCAGCGCCGTCGCCTTCGCCGCGGGCGAGCTCGTTCCCGTGATGCGCAACGCCGACGCCTTCGTGACCAGCGAGAGCGCCGTGAAGGAGGGTGATCCCGTGTTCGTGCGCGTGCGCGCGCCGTCGGGCGAGACCATCGGCGCCGTGCGCGCCACGCCCGTCGCGGGCGAGACCGTGCGCCTCAAGAACGCGCGATTCACCAGCACCAACAGCGCGGGCCTGAGCCGCATCGACCTCAACCTCCCGGCGGGCTGAACATGACGAACCCCCTCAACAAGATGACGCCCGCCCGGCAGCGGCGCATCGACACCATCTTCAGCGCCGCCGCGCGCGAGATCGCCGCGAAGATCGCCGACGAGCGCATGGACGCGAGCTCGACGCTCCACCTGGCGCGCCAGCTCGAAGAGCTCGACAGCGAGACGTACTACGTCGAGTACCCCGAGTTCCGCGGCGTCGAGATCCTCCCGATCAAGAGCAACATCAACCCGGGCGCAGATAACTACCGCTACCAGGTGCGCGACCGCAACGGCGAGTTCACCCCCTCGGCGAACCTCACCGACGACTCGCCCAAGCAAGAGATCGCGGGCGACAGCGTCACCGCGAACCTCTACTCGTGGCGCGGGCACTACGCCTACAGCGTGCAGGACATGCGGCGCGCGGCCATGGCCGGGATGCCCCTCGAGAACGACAAGGCGCTCGCCGCGCGCGAGAACGCCGAGACGAAGATCGACGAGGTGCTTGCCACCGGGCACAGCCCCCTCGGGATCACCGGCTTCTACAACAACGCCAACGTGAGCGCCGTCACGGCCGACACCGGCTCGTGGGACATCGCAGGCACCGACGCCGATGAGATCGTCGCAGACCTCAACAAGGTCGTGCGCGCGATCATCACGGACACCAAGGGCAGGGTGAAGCCGAACGCGATCATCCTCACCCCGACGCAGTACGCCGCCGCGGACACGAAGCGCCTGCCGAACACCGAGATCAGCGCGCTCGACTTCTTCAAGAAGAAGAACCCGCAGATCATGGTTAGCGAGTGGGCGCGCGGCGAGACCGCCGGCGCCAGCTCGGTGCGCCGCCTGATGGTGGGCCGCATGGACCGCCGCACGCTCGAGGCCCTCATGCCGGTCCGGTATGAGACCTTCCCCCCGGAGATTCAGGGCCTGACGTACCGCGTCGAGGCCCACGTGCGCATGGGCGGCGTGATCTTCCGCTACCCCGCCGCGTGGCGGTACATGGACGGGTGCTGAGGTGAAGGCTCGCGTCATCAAGCACGCGGTCGACGGCGTCGCCATCGGTGGCGTCGTCGAGCTCATCGACAACCTCGCCAACCGCGCGCTGGTCGCGGCCGGCGTGATCGAACCCCTCGAGGCGCTCCCCGACGCGCCCCCGGCGAAGCCCTTCAAGGCAGCGCCGAAGGGCGACCTCCGCGCGGCCGAAGACCTCCAGCGCCGCTTCGACATCGCGTGGGAAGAGGCCCAGGGGCAGATCGCGAGCCTCCGAGCCGAGAACGCTGAGCTGCGCGCCGCGCTGCTCGCCGCGACCCCCGACGCCAAGCCCGCGCGGGCCCGGCGGGAGGGCTGAGCCGTGGCTGTGACCGTGGCCTCTCTGACGGAGCGCTTCCCCGAGATCGGGCCTACGCCCGAAGCCGTGGTGACGCGCGCTATCGCAGAGGCCACGCGTCGCACCTCCCTCGCCGCGCTGGGTGACCGCTACGACGACGCGGTCGCACTGCGCGCGATGCACCTCCTCGCCGTGAGCCCCCAGGGCCTCAACGCGCGCCTCGATACGAAGCCCACCGACAACCCGCTTCGCGCGAGCACCTACGGGCAGGAGCTGCTCGGCCTCCAGCGCGAAGCCGCGGGTGGGCCGCACATGATCGGGTGCGGGCCGCTCGCATGAGCAAGGTCACCGTCAAGGACAACGGCGCGAAGGCGCTCCTCGCGCGGGCCCACAAGCTCGCGGCGGGGCGCGTCGTGCGCGTCGGTGTGCTCGACGATGCCCCGAAGCGCGAGGGCGAGGGCGGCACCGGATCGCAGTCGCTGCTCGAGGTCGCCGCACAGCACGAGTTCGGCGCCGGGCGTATTCCGCAGCGCTCGTTCATCCGCGGCACGGTCGAGGCAAAGGGCGCCGAGATCGCCGACCTTCAGGTGTCCCTCGCGGGCCGCGTGCTCAAGGGCAAGCTCGACCCCGACCAGGCGCTCGAGCAGCTGGGCGCGAAGGTCGTCGGCATGGTGCAGACGCGCATCGCGGCGGGCATCGCCCCGGCCCTGCACCCCGACACGATCGAGAAGAAGGGCAGCTCCACGCCCCTCATCGACACGGGGCAACTGCGAAGCTCCATCACCTACCGGGTGGGCTGATGAACTTCGCCACCATCAACCCGGCCCTCTGCACCCTCGCCTCGAAGATCACCGGAGTCGAGGCGGGCTGCTGTGTCTTCGAGGATGCGCCGCGCCCCCGTTCGAACGGCTCGCTCGCGATCCTCTCGTGGGTGTCCCCGGGCGCCGCGGTGGGCATCGACGCGACGCGCTGGGCCTTCGAGTCGCACCCCGACGCCCCCCTCACCGAGATGACCCCGACCGTCGGCGGCGACCGGATCGCCGTGCTGCAGATCGCCGTCGAGACCACGGCGTCATGGACGGCCGCAGAGATCGCCGCCAACCGCGCGCGCACCCTCCTGCGCGCCCCCTCGTCGCTCGCAGCGCTCCGGGCCGTTGGCCTCGCGCTCGCGACGGTGGGGCCGACGACGCGCGCCCCGTACACCGCCGACAACCGCCGCGTCGCGCGCTCGCTCTTCGAGGTGCGCCTCAACGCCGTCGACGAGCAGGCCGACACCGACGGCCGCACCAGCTACATCGCCACGGTGGAGGTGACGGGCGCCGTCGTCGACCCGGCTGGCACCGACCTCCCCGACAGCATTCAGCCCACCATCACAGGGTGACCCATGGCCGACTTTCTCTCACAGCTCGCCGACATTCAGATCGACCGCGCCACGCGCACCCCCTCACAGGTCGGGTTCGGCCGGCCGCTCGTCGCCGCCTACCACACGAAGAACGCCGACCGCGTGCGCTCCTACGCCGACGTCAGCGAGCTCGTGGCCGACGGGTTCAACCCCTACGACCGCGCGTACCAGCTCGTGGCGGCGATGCTCTCGCAGGAGCCCGCGCCCCCGGTGGTGAGTCTCGGGCGCCGCGCGCTGGCGTTCACCCAGGTCGTCGACCTCACCCCGGCCGCGGCTCCCGCCATCGGCGACGTCACCACGGTGAAGGTCGACGGGCTCACCGCGACCTTCACGGCGACGGCGACGACCATCGCCAACGTCTGCACGGGCCTCGCGGCTGCGATCAACGCCCTCGGCGTGGTCAACGCCATCGTCGCGACGGGCGCCTCGAGCGCGAGTGAGCAGACCCTTGCAGGCGCCTCGCTCGACGGGGCCTCCGGCTCTGCGTCGCTGGGGCAGCCGCGCAACATCACGTTCACGTTCTCGGCGCACGCCAACTGGGACGCGACGACCGCGACGCTCAACGGGCTCGACGGCAACGGCGCCGCGCAGACGGAGTCGATCTCGATTCCCAACGGCGGCGACGCGACGGTGACGAGCACGAAGCGCTACCTCCAGGTCACCAGCATCGTGATCCCGGCGCAGTCTGGCACGAGCGGTACCTTCACCGTCGGCACGCGCGCGCCCGTCACCGCGGTGGGCAGCTCGGGCACGAAGGTGGTGTGCACCAGCGCCGCGGGCGAGCTGCACAGCTTCGAGCGCGTCACGGCGGACAACCTGCTGCTCAAGGATCAGACGGCCAACCCCGGCATCGCCACCGACCTCAACGCCATCCAGGACGCCAACGACGACTGGTACGGCCTGGTGCTCGACTCGCAGGGCGCGGCCGAAGTCGCCGCTGCCGCCGCGTGGATCGAGACGGCGAAGAAGCTCTGCGCGGTGCAGACCAGCGACACCGACATGCTCGCGTCGGGCAGCTTCACGTGCCTGGGCTACACGCTCAAGAACGCGGGCTACACCCGCACCACGCTGTGGTTTCACCCGAAGCTGGGCACCGCCGACTCGCTCGTTGCCGCGGCCATCATGGGCGAGGAGTTCCCCAAGCTCCCCGGCGCCTCGAAGTGGTCGTTCAAGGACCTCGCGGGCATCGCCTCGTACGCGCTCACGACGACGCAGCGCACGGGCGTCGAGAGCTACAACGCGAACCACTACATCGAGGCCGGTGGGCTCCCGATCACGTACCCCGGCAAGGTCTCTTCGGGCGAATGGGTCGACGTCGTGCGCGACCTCGACTGGCACACGTCGCGCCTCAAGACGCGCCAGCTCGCGGTGCAGGTGGCCAACGACAAGGTGCCCTTCACCGACGGCGGCATCGCGCTCCTCCTCGCCGAGGTGCGCGCGCAGAACACCGAGAGCGTCGAGGCGGGCGTGTTCGCCGCGAGCCCTGCCCCGACGGCAACGGCCCCCCTCGCGAGCGCCGTGAGCAGCGCCAACAAGGCCGCGCGCAACCTCCCCGGCGTCACGTTCCAGGCGACCCTCGCCGGTTCGATCAACACCATCGTCATTCGCGGCCGCGTCGCCGTCTGATAGGAGCCCCACCCCATGCCTGCACTCCAGCCGTACGACAGCAACGCAGTCTCAGTCGCCCTCGGTGGCCGCGCGATCGACGGAGGCCGCGCCGCGGGCAAGTTCGTCTCGACCGCCTTCGAGAGCGAGATGTTCAAGACGACCCCCACGGCCGACGGGCCCGTGGTGCGCTCGAAGATCAACAACGAGTCGGCGACGATCACGCTCACCGTCATGCAGACGTCGCCCGCACACGCGCTGCTCACCGAGCTCTACGCCGCGGCGCGGGCCTCGGTGAACGGCAACGACATCATGGCTTTCGAGATCCGCGACCTCAACGGCGGCGGGCTGCGCGAGTCGGCCGCACGGTGCTGGATCGAGAAGGCACCCGACAATGACTACGGCGCCGAGGCGGGCGAGCGCGAGTGGACGCTCAAAACCGACCGGCTCGTGCGTGCGGTGGGCACCTGATGCTCGCCGCGCAGGCACAGCAGAGGGAGATCGACGGCGTCACCTACGAGGTGCTCCCGCTCGCGTCGGGCATGAGCCTCAAGGTGCTGGCGCGCGTGCTGCGCATGGCGGCGCCCGGCTTCGAGTCGGTGGCGTCGCTGCGCGAGGCCGCGGGCTCCCTCGGCGCGATGCTCGCGGGCGGGCTCTCGGGCCTCGACGAGGAGGTGCTGGCGTTCGTGTGCAGCGAGCTCGCGAAGGTCACGCGCGCGCACGTCGGCGAGGGCAAGGTGCTGCAGCTCTCCCAGGTCTTCGAGACGCACTTCCAGGGGCGCATCGTGGCCCTCTTCGCGTGGCTTCGGTTCGCGGCAGAGGTGACGTACGGCCCTTTGGGCGAGATGCTCAAGGCGCAGCTCGACGCCCCTCCGGCGGCGCGCGGCTGACGATCCCCGGTCACATCGCGTGGCCGGTGTGGCGGGTGGCGACGAGCGGCGACTTCAGCGATTCGCTGCACACGATCTCGACCGAATGGAGCCTCGCTGACGTGGTCGACGCGAACACGGTGCTCGACAGCCTCGACGAGGCGCGCGAGCGAGCGAGAGCAGAGCAGGAGCGACGATGAGCAGCGAAGCCCTCCGCAGCGTGATGATGGAGCTGGGCTTCGAGGTCGACGCCGCGAAGCTCGACGCGCTCGAAGCCCGCCTCAAGACCTTCGTCGGCACCACGAAGAAGACCACGGCCGCGACCGACGACGCGGCCAAGAAGACGAAGAAGACCCTCGCTGAGCGCGTCACGGCGCTGCACGAGGCAGCAGACGAAGAGCGCGCCGTCTACGACGCCCGCAAGGCCTTCGCGGCGTCGAGTGCGGGCGCTGAGCACGCGGCGTGGCAGAAGGCGTCGAAGGGGATCAACACCTTCGCCGACGCCACCGAGCGGGCATCCGAGTACCTCTCGGAGAAGCTGGGCACGAAGCTCCGCGCGACGAACCCCCTCCTCGACAAGCTCGCGCAGAAGACGGGCATGAGCTCGTCGGCGCTGGGCAAGGTGTTCGTGGGCGCGACCCTCGCCGCGGTCGCCGTGATGGGCACCGCGACCCGCGCCGCGTTCGCGTTCGCCAACGCCTTCGCGGCCGACGCCGAGGCCCTCCGCGACACGGCGCGCGAGTCGAGGGTGACCACGACGCAGCTACAGGAGCTCGACCACGCCGCGGTGCAGGGCGGCGTAGGCGTCGAGCGGATGCGCGCGGGCGTCGCGACCTTCGGCCAGGCGCTTCGCGCGGGCGAGCGCTGGGGCAACGGCACGACGTCGATGCTCCGTCGGCTGGGCATTCAGGCGCGCGACGCCAACGGGCGCATCCGGCCGACGGGCGAGCTCATCAACGACACGGCCCTTGCGCTCGAGCGCATCGAGAGCCCCTACCGCCGCGCGCACGTCGCGCAGCAACTCTTCGGGGCGAGCGGGCGCCGGATGCTGGACGTGCTGCACAGCGGGCCCGGCGGCATCGCGGCCCTGCGCGACGAGCTCGCCGACCTCGGCGGCGGCATCACCCCGGAGGCGACGGAGGCCGCGCGGAAGTACACCCAGGCGCAAGAGCGCTTGAAGGTCGCGAGCGACTCGCTTCGATCGGTGCTCGCGGTCGCGCTCCTCCCGGTGCTCTCGTGGGTGACGCAGAAGGGGGCCGAGCTCGCGGGGCTGTGGGCGCGCCTCACCAGGGGCACGCACGTCACGCAGCTCGCGCTCGTGGCCCTGGGGCTCGTGGGCGCCGCGGTCGCGTCGGGGCTCGTGGTCGCGTGGTTCCCGGTCATTGCCCCGGTGCTCGCGACTGCGGCAGCCGTCGCCGCGGTGATCGCGGTGATGGATGACCTCATCACGATGATGGAGGGCGGCGACAGCGCCACCGGCCGCTTCATCGACCGCATGTTCGGCGTCGGCACCACGGAGTCTGTGGTGCGCGGCGTGCGGGATCTGTGGCGCGAGACGGCCGAGGCCGCAGAGCGCGCGGTCGAGGCCGTGCGCAGCTTCGGGGAGTCGAGCGAGGACACCGAGGCGCGGCACATGGAAGAGAACGCGGCGCGCGAGCGGAACGCCGCAGACCGCGCGCGCGCCTCGCTCGCACCGGGCGAAGGCTACGAGGCTGCGGGGCCGTCGAAGGGCGCAGGGCGCGCAGCACGGCCGAAGGGCGCGAACGCGTCGACCGCGGCCATGACCGGCCCTGCGCTCGCACCGATCAACGCGGGGCCCGCGCTGCGCACGGTCGCCGCGCCGGGCTCCGTCTCGCAGCGCACGACGCGCGTCATCAACCGCACCAGCGCCCCGGTGATGCACTTTCACGGCGTGACCGACGCCGACCAGATCGCGGGGCGCGTGCGCGAGGTGATCCGCCGCGAGGATGCGACGCAACGCGACGCCGATCACCCCCAGGAGGATGACGAATGAGCGTCCTACTCTCATGGCTCGACGCGGCCGGCGCTGAGGCGTCGCTCGAGATCGACGGCACCCCCTCGCGCGGGTACGAGAGCGCGGCCGACATCACCGAGCACCCCGTCGAGACGGGCACCGCGGTGGCCGATCACATCCGCCCCCTCAACCCGACGATCACGTTGGAGGGCATCATCAGCAACGCCCCGGTGCTCGTGCCGTCGGGGCAGCTCGAGGGCGCGACCCGCGCCGCGGCGTCGAAGGTGCTCCCCAGCGGGCAGAAGGTCACCACGCAACAGTGGAGCGGCACCTTCGACCGCAAGGCAGCGTGTGACCGGCTGCTGCTCGCGCTCGTCGAGGGCGGCGTGCTCGTCACCCTCACGACCCCGCTGCGCGTGACCGAGTCGCTTGCCATCGCCCGGTACAAGGTCGACGAGTTCGCCGACACCGGCGACGCGCTGGCGCTCACGCTCGAGCTCCGGCGCGTGCGGGTGGTGAGCACCGTGCGCGTCGCCGTCCCGGCTGTGCGTCGGCTGCAGGTGCAGGCCGAACGGGGCGCGCAACCCGTCGACGACCGCTCCCTTCTCGCGCGGGCCCTCGACGGCGGCGCGCCCGTCACCGCCGCGCAGGATCGCGCAGCGCGCCAGCGGCAGGGAGTCAGACCATGAGCGCGTTCATCCCCTGCGCGCCGTCGGGCGCAGCCTACTGGCAGCAGCGCACGGCGCTCGACGGCGTCGATTACCTCCTGACGTTCCGCTGGTCGCAGCGCGAGGGCGTGTGGTCGCTCGACGTCGCAGACCTCGACGGCGTCGCCATCGTCTCGGGCCTCGTGCTCGTCGTGGGCGTGTCCCTCCTGCGCGGCGTCGTCGACACGCGGCGCCCCGCGGGCGAGCTCGTCGTGGTCGACACGAGCGGCGCGAACGACCGCGACCCGGGCTTCGACGACCTCGGCGCCCCGGGCGCGCGCTTCGTGCTCGCCTACTTCACGGCCGCGGAGCTTGCGGCGTGAGGATCTTCGGCCGCTCGTGGCGCGTGCAGGTGGGCTCGCTCGACGTGAGCGATTTGCGGGTGGCTTTCAAGGTCACCCGCACCCTGATGGCGCGCGCGGGCACCTGCGAGCTGACCATCTCCAACCTCACCGAAGCGCACCGCCGCGAGATCACCACGGCCCCGCGGCGCCGCACCTTCGTCGAGATCCAGGCGGGCTACCTCGAAGGGCGCTCGACGATCTTCAGGGGCGACCTCCGAAAGGCCATTCCCGCGCGCGAGGGCGCCGACTGGGTGGTGAAGGTCACAGCGGGCGACGGCGAGCACGCGCTTCGAACGGCGCGCGTCGGGCGCTCGTTCTCGGCGGGCACCTCGATGGGCACCGTGGTGCAGGCCATCGCCGACGCCATGGGCGTGGGCATCGGCAACGCGCGCGAGGCCCTGCGCGGCGCGCAGCTCGGGAGCGAGAGCACCTTCCCCGCGGGCACCGTGCTCTTCGGGTCGGCTGCGAGTGAGCTCACGAAGCTGTGCGAGAGCGCGGGCCTGTCGTGGTCGATCCAAGACGGCAACCTCCAGGTGATCCCCCTGGGGGGCTCGCTCGCCCGCACCGCGATCCTGCTCTCACCCGACACCGGCATGTACGAGTCGCCCGAGATCGTGAACCGGCGCACCATCACCGTGAAGGCCGCGTTGATCCCCGGCCTCACCCCCGGCCAGCTCGTCGTGGTCGAGAGCTCCGTCGCAACGGGCTCGTGGCGCATCACCGAGGCGGCGTATGCGGGCGACACCGGCGGCGCCGAATGGGGCGCGACCCTCACGTGCCACCGGCCGCGCCCGCCGCTCGTCGGCAGCGCCATCTCGACGACACCCAACCAGGAGTAGCCCGATGGAGCGACCGACCTTCCCCACGGACCGCGACGTGCTCGACGCGCGCGCGCAGCAACAGTCGCTGGAGACCTTCACGGCGCTCCCCGGGCGCGTGCAGAGCTACGACGCGGCGACGCAGCTCGCCGACATCGTGCCGTGCGTGCGGCACCCGGTGCCCCAGCCCGACGGCACGACCCCGTGCGAAGACCTCCCGGTAATCCCCGGCGTTCCGGTGCTCTGGCCGCGCGTCGGCGCGTGGTTCCTCGCGATGGGCCTCGAGCCCGGCGACACGGTGCAGTTGCTGTTCAACAGCGCCGACATTGGCCCGTGGGTGACCGGCGACGGATCGACGGTGAACCCCGCGGACCTTCGACGGCACCACCTGGCGCACGCGGTCGCGATCCCCGGTCTCTACGTGCAGCAGCGCGCCCTCACGCACGCCCCCGCCGGCGGCGCGGGGCTCGTGCTCGGGTCGGACGCCAGCGGGGCCCGCGTGGCGCTGCTCGCCAACGGCACGCTGCGCATCACCCAGGGCGACGCGACGGTGCTCGAGGTCGACACGGCGGGCGTGGTGCACCTCGGCGGCGCCGCGGGCGAGCTCGTGGCGCTCGCCAACCTCGTCACGACGCAGCTCATGGCGCTCAAGACCGCGATCAACGCCGCGCCCGTGGTGCCCGGCGACGGCGGGGCGACCTTCAAGGCCGCCATCATGGCGGCGCTAGCGTCGTGGCCCGCGACCGTGGCCGCGACGAAGACGAAGGCGACCTAGCGGCAGGCGCTCCCGAAGCAACTGCCAGAGCACGCGCGCCCGCAGGCGCCGCAGTTGAAGGCGTCGTAGCGCAGGTCCGCCTCGCAGCCGTTGGCCGCAAGGCCGTCGCAGTCGCCCATGTTCGGCAGGCAGCCCATGCAGGCTCCGGCGGCGCACGCGACGCCTGGGCGGCACAGCGTCGCGCACGAGCCGCAGAACATGGGCGTCGAGAGGTCCGCTTCGCAGCCGTTGGCGGCGCGCCCGTCGCAGTCGGCGAAGCCCGCGCGGCACGCGATCGTGCACGAGCTCGAGGCGCACGCCCCCATCGCGTTGGCGCGCGCGGGGCACCCGACGCCGCACGCGCCGCAGTTCGCTGGATCGCGCGTCGTGTCGGCGCATCGCCCGCCACACATGGCGGTGCACGAGGTGTCGGGGGCGGCGTCGCGCGGGACATCGGCGAGGGCATCGGGGCCCGCGTCGGCCTGGGACACTTCGGGGCTCACATCGGTCGAAACGTCGACGATTACCGGGGCATCAACCTGGGACGCTTCGGGCGACGCGTCGGCGCCTGGTGAGGGCGACGGATCGGCGCTGCACGCGGCGGCGAGGGCGAAGACCAGGGCGAGGGCGAGGCGCATGGGCCGAGACGGTATCAGCGTCCCCCGGTTGCGTGCCACCATAGGCTAGCGGCTCACGCGCGCGCGCACGCACCCTGCGGGCGTGCGGACCTTCGCCCTCGACCCGACGACCGGCGACCTTGCGATTTCGGGCGGGCGCCCGGGCATCGCAGAGGGCCTCGACGCCACGGTGCAGAAGCTCCGTGTGCGGCTGCGCTTGTGGCAGGGCGAGTGGCCCTTTGACCGCACGGTGGGCATCCCCTACGGGCGCATTCTCGGCGAGAAGGGCATCAGCGCGTTCGCGTCGGCGACGCTGCGCCAGGCCATCGCGACGTCACCCGGCGTGGCCACGCTCGACGCCTACGCGTTCACCGAAGACCGCGCGCGCCGTAGCGCCTCGCTGGCGTTCCGCGCCACGTCGGTGACGGGCGAGCCCATCACCATCACCGACTTCGTGGTGGGCGGCTGATGGCGGGCCTTACGACCACGGGCTTCGTGGTGAAGACCGCCGCGGAGGTGCTCGCCGAGCTCGCCGACGCTCAGCGCGCGTCGTCGGCGCTCGGGCCCGACTGGGACACCAGCGCCGAGAGCCCGACGGGGCAGCTCAACGGCTCCATCGCCACGCGCCTGGGCTCCCTCTGGGAGCTCGCGAAGCTCGTGTACGACTCGCGCGACCCGCGCGCGGCGCGCTTCGCAGCCCTCGACTCAGTGAGCGCGCTCACGGGCACCGCGCGCGAGGCCGCGCAGAAGGGCACCGTCACCCTCACACTCTCCGTCGCCGCGGGCCGCACGATCCCCGCGGGCAGCGTCGCGCACGTCGTCGGCGCGCCCACGAACCGATGGGTGACGAAGGCCGCGGCGGTGAACTCGACCGGCTCGACGGCCTCGGTGAGCGTCGCCGCGGAGGCCGAGATCGCTGGCGCCGTCACTTCGAACGGCGCGAGCTACGCCGCCAACGCGGGCACCATCACGGCCATCGCTACGCCCGTCACCGGCTGGCTCTCGGTGACGAACGCCAGCGACGCCGTCACGGGCACCGCGGCCGAGACCGACCCGGTGCTGCGCGCGCGTCGCGACGACGAGCTGTACGCGCAGGGCAGCGCCTTCGACGCGGTGCGCGAGGCCCTCCGCGCGGTCGACGGCGTCGTGGTCGTGACCGTCGACGAGAACGACACCGACACCGACGAGCGGTACCGCGGCGGGCTCCCGCCGCACAGCGTCGAGGCCATCGTGCAGGGCGGCACCGACGCAGCGGTTGCCGCGGCCCTGTGGTCGCGCCGCGCCTTCGGGATTCGGAGCTACGGCACCTCGTCGGCGACCGTCGTCGACGATGGCGGCGCGACGCGCACGCTCTACTTCACCAGGCCGACGACGGTGAACGCCTACGCCGAGGTTGTCGTCGAGATCGACGCTGCGACCTATGCGGGCGACGCGGCGCTCAAGGCCGCGGTCGCAGCGGTCACCACGGGGCAGCTCGCGGGCGCGCCCATCCGACGCAGCGACATCATCGCGGCGGCGCGCGCCGTCACTGGCGTCACCGACTGCACGCGCGTGCGTCTCGGGCGCGCGTCGAGCTCGCTCTTCGAGGCCAACCTGCTCGCGAGCACGCGCGAGGCCCTCTCGCTCGCCACGGCGCGCGTCGAGGTGGTGATCGCATCGTGAGCGAGCCCGTCGCCATCACCAGTCAGGCGCGCGACCCTGACCACGTCGCGGAGGCACTCGCGGCGCTCGCGTCGCAGTTCCGCCGCCCCGCGATCGAGGCCATCGCCACGACCTGGGCGACGCAGGCGCAGGAGATCGAAGACGCCCTGTGGGAGCTGTACGGCCTGGGCATCGACGACAGCGAGGCGCACGCGCTCGACCAGATCGGGTGGCTGATGCGGCAGCCGCGCGCGGTGGGCATGGCCGACGCCGTGTACCGGCGCGTGCTGCGCGGGTGCGTCGAGGCGCGACGCTCCGGCGGGCGCGGCCCCGGCGTCGTCGCGACCATGCGCGCGCTCGTGGGCTCCGATGCGTTCACGCTGCGCGAGACCTTCCCCGCGGCGTTCATCGCTGAGCCCGACGCGTCGACGTCGATCCCGGTGGAGATCATGCGCGCGGTGCTGGCGCGCGCGAAAGCGGCGGGTGTCGGCCTCGCGGTGATCGACGTTCCCGCGGGCAACACGTTCGCGTTCTCGACCTCGATGATGCGCGTGCAGACCGACGCGAGCCGCGGCTTTTCGGACACGACTCAGGCAGCGGGCGGCGTGCTCGTAGGGGTGATGTGATGGAGCCAGGAGCACGGCCCGACGCGGTCCCGCGCTGGGGCAGCGACTCGACGATGGTACAGCCTCCCAGCGGCGCGGCCGCGGCGGGCTTCAGCACCGAGGAGCGCCCTCCGGCGCAGTGGTTCAACTGGCAGTTCAACCGCTACGGCGGCTGGATCGACTACCTGCGCGGCCCCAACGTCGAGCACTGGACGCGCTACAGCCACGGCACCGAGCTCGACACCGAGACCTACCGACGCTTCGCGGTCGACACGGCCACCGCAGACGCGACGGGGCAGGCGTTCCGCTACGTCGCCATCGGGCAGGTGTCGGGCACGACCACGATTCGCGTGTCGCGCACGGGCACCGAATGGGTGGCGCGCACCAACGGGCCGTCGAGCGGCGCTGCGTACCTCACGGCGCTCGCCGTCATCGGGTCGAAGTGGATCCTCGGCGACGACTCCGGCAACCTCTACTACGGCGCCGTCGACACGGGCGCGGGCTCGGGCCCCGTTGGCACCAGCGGCACCGCGTGGACGCTCGCGACGGGCGTGTCGTCGGGCGCAGTGCGTGAGTTCGCGTCGAACGGCTCGCGCATCTTTGCTATCTCGGCGTCGGGCGGCGTTCGCAGCGACGACGGCGGGGCGACCTGGGCGACCTACGGCGGCACCACCGGCACCGCGCGCAGCGGCGACGGGTGGAGCACCGTCTACGACGGCAGCCGCTACCTCTTCACGACGCAGTCGGGGCAGGTCTACGCGAGCGCTGACGGCGACGTCTTCGCGTACCGGAGCACCGTCTCGGCGACCTCCGCCGCGTGGCAGCTCGCCCTCGGCGCTACCGGCGAGGTGATCGCGTGGCGTCGCACGAGCGGCACCACCGTCGGCGACTTCTATCGCTCCACCGACAGCGGCACGACGTGGTCGACGATCACGCCGAGCTCGACGCTCAAGCCGGTGCAGATCACCTCGCTGCGCTACGCATCGGGGCAGTGGATCGCCTCGTCTGCGGTGGCCCCGTACCTCTGGTCTTCGAACGACCTCGTGTCGTGGCGCCCCTTGCGCGCGCCCGTCCCCTCCGACGTGAGCACCTACGCCCCCGCGGTCGACGCGGTCGCGTGGGACGGCGGCGCCTGGTGCGCGGTCGGGCGCAGCTTCGCGTTGCAGTGTCTCCGCGCGGCAGACCCTGGCGGCGCGACCTACGACGGCGAAGACGGCGGTAGCACGCTCGCCGACGCGGGCTACCTGCAGGGCCGCGAGATCTCCGACACCGCACCGAGCGTCGGTGACGCACTCACGTGGAACGGCACCACATGGGCGCCGGCCGCGGGTTCGGGCGGCGGCGGTACGACGCTCACCTTCACCGCGCAGACGCTGGTCACCCTCACCCCCGGTAGCTTCCCGGCCTACGTGCGCCTCAGCGGGCGCGCGCTGCAGTCGAGCGGTTCGGGCCGGTGGCACGGCACCATTGAGGCACAGGTCTACGACTCTGGCAGCGGCGTCTACGCCATCGACGCGGTGCGCACCGAGGGCGGCACGCTCTCACCGACGTGCACCGTCAACAGCGCGACAGGGCAGGTGAAGGTGCTCTTCTCGGTCGCGGTCACGGGCGAGCTGCTCGCGGTGGAGGTCTGAGATGAGCCGCGACCTGAAATCGGCGCTGCTGCCTGTCGGCGCTACGCCCTCAACGATACTCGGCCTCGACGCCGCGGGCGCCCCGGAGGCCCTCTCCGCGGCCGACGCGCGCACACGCATGGGCGTCGACCTCCTGCGCTGGCGCGGCGCATGGGACGTGGGCACGGCCTACGTCGCGGGCGACGGCGTCACCAGCGGCGGGTCGACGTGGCGCGCGCTGCAATCGGTCACGGGCGGCAGCGCCCCGAGCGAGGGCGCGACGTGGACCGTGGCCGCCGCGAAGGGATCGCAGGGCGAACAGGGCGACACGGGTCCGTCGGGCGATGCGCTGGCGTGGCAGGGCGCGTGGGACGTGGGCACCTCGTACACGACCGGCGACACGGTCACGTCGGGCGGCTCGACGTGGCGCGCGCTGCGGTCGGTGTCGAGCGGCGGCAGCGCACCGACGGCGGGCGCGGATTGGGCTGTGGTGGCTGCGAAGGGCGACACGGGCGCGACGGGCCCCGAAGGGCCGGAAGGCCCCGAAGGACCGCCTGGGAGCGGCACCACCTACACGATCGACTGGACGACGGGCACTGCCACGAACGGCAACGGCACCGCGACCATCACCTCGTCGACCGTCGTCACGCTGTCGATGGCGTCAGGCGCCACGGCCGGATACGCGAGCGGCACGTACACGGCGCCGCGCGTGCGTGTCCCGATGCCATCGGGCGTCACGAAGACGGCGTTCCGCGTGACGCTCCGGCTCGCGAGCTTCACCAACAAGACCTCGACCACGACGCCGTGCATTCTGCTGGAGAGCACGGGCG